AAACGTCATCGAGCCTGTAGCCACAGCTTTCGTATTGGCGTAGTCATCGAACGGAGCCATTCGGTTCGACGGCCCTTCCCGGTACCAGTAATTGGGATCGAGATCAGGCGTCGTTGCACGTCCCGTATGGCCCAGCTTGCAGTTCCACACCGAGCCATTGAACGTGCGCTGGTTGTTGACCGCATAGGCGGCACTGGCGACCCAGGCCACCTCGCCGCGGGCCAGATCGGGCTCAGGGATGGTCGTGCTGGCCCTGAGCATGCTCGCCACGATATCGACCGGCACCATGACCCTTACGTTTGTAGTCATGCAACCTCCTTCGTCCTGACGATATTGATAATTTCGGAGCGGAACGCGTTGCCACCATCCGTCGCGTTGTCGATCTGCGCGGCGAGCTGTCCCGAGCTCCGTGCCGTTTCCACGGCCGCGTCGCTTCCCCTGGATGTCTCGCGGCGCAGGCGCTCGACCTCGCCCCGCAGCGCACGAACCTCGACTACAAGTGCAGCGCTGCTATCCGCCGGGTTGCGTAGCGCATCCATCAGGGATTGAGTGCTGTGGATCCGCGATGCGCCAGTCGCCTCGAGCTCCGGCGAGAGCTCGCCCACCCATCGCAAACCGCCGGCGTGATTACCGCCCTTCGCAAAGCCCGGAATACCCTTGAGCTGCTTGTACTCGTCGCTTTGCATGATTGATGCGCGGATTTCAGCCAAGGTCACGCCCTGGGCCATACTGTTGGTGTAGAACGCTAGGCCGCCGCTATCGGCTTGGCGCCCCAGCAGTTCCTTGTAGAGCTGAGACAGCTGCCCGCCTGCACTTGCCACGGGATCCGCCTTCACAGCCTCGACAGCACGGTCGAACCCGCTAATCGCCTCGGCAAGGGAAAGGATCGAGGTATCGATCCCCTTAAGTGCGTCAATCTGTTGACGGGCGCTTTCGAGGATGCCGTCTAGCCGCTTGATCGACTGCTCCTCTACGCTCAGCCGCTGGTCGGTCATTCCGGCCAGATCGGAAATATCGCTCTGCGTCGCGTAGAAGTCGCGCAGGTAATCCTTCTGCGTTGCGAACATGGCGGTTGAATCCTTGCCCAGGACCGACAGCGCACCCTTGATGCTGTCGACGTCGGGCAGCACTCCACTTGCCTTTGCAATCGCCAGTGCCGCGCGGACCTGCGCTTGGGCCCCTATACGATCCTCGGTTGCTTGGCCGGCGACGCTCATACCGTCGAGTGTGCTGCGAAGCGTTGACGACAGTGCGCGGTGCGCATTAGCCGTCTCCTGCAGGAGAGCCTTCTCACGGTTGACCACGCTTTGCAGCGTCGAGAACGCATTGTCCAGGCCCGCCAGCAGCTCGGCCCCGCGGTTCTTCGCGCTTTGGGCAGCCACGTGCTGGGCTTCCGTTTGAGCGTCCAGGGCGGCACGATAGTCTTCGATGGCGTATATCTGTCGGAGGATCGCCTGGTTGCTTTCGCTATAGCCGGCAAGCTCATCATTACGCAGTTGCTCCGACGTGAATGTCAGGGCGTTGAGGCGCTGCTGCAGGCCGGCCAGATCCTGCAGGGCCTTGTCTTCCTCGCGTAATGAAGCCAGCCGGTCATAAAGTGCGACAGTCGATGGGTCCATGCCCTTGGTGTCGACGTCACGGATCTGGTCCGGCGACATCCGGGCCCGCAGCAGCTCATTGATCTGGTTCTCGTAACCCTTGTTCACCTCGCCCAGCTTCGCCGTTGCAGCTGCAGCGGCATCGGCCGTGTTCTCCAGCACTGGATACACCTGGGCAAAGGCAGCCTGCATGTTCATCAGGGTCGCATACTGCTTGGCCCCGGCGTCAGTCGTCAGGTCCATGCCCAGCACGATTCGCTTGAACTCGTCACGCGTGTCGACGCCGGCGAAGCCGAGAGCAGCCATCTGTTCGGTAACCGCCTTGAGCACCGGAGCATTCCGCTCGGCGTCCGACAGGAAGTTCTGCTGGAATCCTGCAGCGTTCGCTGCGAAGGCTTGCAGGCCGCCGGTCTGCTCGAGCAGACGTTCCCTCGCCTCCAGGGATTGCGCACCGACTGAGCCGAACGTCATGCCGATCGAACTCAGCACCTGGTCGACCGTCGCATAATTGGTCGCCAGGCGCTGCAGGGTTGCACTCGAAGTTTCGCCGGCTGCTGTGAAGGCGGCGAGACCCGGCACGAGGCGCAAAGAAAGCTCGTCGCCGATGCCGCCGAACAGCTTGGCGATCGCCTCCTGGTTCTTGGCCTCGTCCTTGCCCAGCTCGAGCTTGATCTGTTTGTTGTAGCCGTCGATGACGCTGGCCTCAATACCCAGCGTCGACGCAAATCCCTTGGCCGCGTCGACCAACGCCTTGTACGTCGCGTCGAAGCTCGCATCCTGGTCGGCAGACAAGTCGCCCGTCTTCTCGTATCGCTTCGTGCTGCGGAACAGCCCGCCTTTCTCGACGATGCTCGCATACGCCTGACCTGAGAACTCAGACCCGCTGAAAGTGCCCTGGATACCCTCAGATTCGATTTGTGGCGCCTTTCGACCAAACAGCGCAGTAGCAATGCTCGCACCCGACAGCAGATTCGCCGTCTTGCTCGACAAACCGAGGGCCTGAAAGACTTTGTTGTAGAGCAGCGATTCACCCACCAGCGGGTGCACGTAATCCTTCTTCTGGATCGTGCCGGGGTTATTGAATCCTTTCTTGAACAAGCCGTCAGCCAGAGCCATGCCAGCAGCTACCCAGCCGGACACAGAAAGCGCCGACGAGAAACTGCCGCCGGCGCCGGCGCCGGCTGCGCTGCCGCTGATGCCGCTGCCGGCGCCGCCGGCGCCAAATCCTTGCATACCTTGGCCGAAGCTGAACATGGCGTTGGAATTGAGCGCGTTGCCGACATACGAGATGCCCTGGCCCAGGTAGGACGACAGACCCGTCTGGAAACCGTTGTAGATCGACTTGCCGACCTCGAACAGGTTCGACGCGGTGCCGAAGATGCCACCGCTACCCGATCCCATTGACGTAATGCTTTGCGCGAGCGAGCCGCCCGAGGTCGATGTGCTCAGGTTGATGATCCACTTCTTGATCGTCATCTGGTACAGGAGGTCGTACAGGCCATTCTTGAGCGTGTCTTTCAGACGGTCAAAGGCCGACTTGCCGCTGTCGAAGATGCTGATGAACGTGTCGTGCGCGGTGCGCTCGATATCCGTCCACACCCTCTTCTGATCTTCCGTGACCTGGTCAGCCAGCTTCTTCGCTGCCTCCGTCAGCTGCTGCTGGCGGAAGCCATCGCGCTTCGCATCTGCCAGCTCGCGAAGCGCTGCGGCCTCGTCCCGATACTGCTGAGCGAGCGCACCGGTCAGGTCCAGGCCTTCAGCGATTTCGGCATTCTCTTCTGCGCGCAGGGCCTGGCTTTCCAGGCGCTGTGCGTTGAGCTCGGCCAGCTCCTGGGCGCCGAGTCCGATCAGCTCGTTCTCGTCCCGCTGCGCCTGCAGGCCGGCGAAGGCCTTGACCTTCGCGGCTGCTGCCAGGTCGTACGCCTTGCCGTACTGCTCGGCAGATTCAGTGAGCACCTTGCGGTCTGCGATCTCGCGATCCGCCGCGGCCTTCATTGCGGGCTGCTTTGCCAACAGTTCGGCCTGTGCTTTGGTGAGTTGCTCAAGGTTGATCCTTCCCTTGCCGTACAGATCGGTGAGCTCCTTCCATTCGCCGGCGAAGGTGCCCGTCAGGCCTGCCAGCTCGGCCAGGGCCTTGCTTTCGTCCTGATGCGCCTTGGTCGCCTTCTTCGATTCCTCGGCAAGCTCAGCCGCGCTCTTTCCCACCACCGTGGAGTGGCGGGTGAAATTGATCATCGAATCGACGGATGCATTACTGGTTTCATCCCAGGCGGCCTCGATTGACTTGAGCGTGGCAGTCCAGTTGTTGCCGATGTCTTCCTGCCACAAGCGCCCGATCTCGGCAGCCTGGCTGAAGTTACCCTGCAGGATGGCCACCAGCTGTGCACCGGCGGCGCCCACGGTCTTGCCGACCGTCGAGAACACCTCGACGATACCCACGCCGGCGGTATAGAGAATGCGCAAGCCTGCAGCCAGGAAGGCGGCCGTGTTCTTGAGCTTGTCGCCGCTCGTCATCGTGGTCAGGAACTGGCCCGTCAGATTGCTCAGGGTCGGCAGCAGCTCGGCCGCGATACCACGAGCGACGCCCTGGCTGCCCAGGGCAAGCAGATCCAGCGTATCGTTGAAGTTGCCCGCGTTCTCGACGGCCTCTTCGCTCAGGGTCAGGCCGAGCTTGTGCGCCATCTCATCCATCGCACGCAGGCCTTCCGAGCCCTCGTTGAGCATCGGGATCATGGCCGCGCCCGACTTGCCGAAGATTTCCTGGGCTAGTGCGGTCTTCTGGACACCATCCTCCATGTCGGCGAACTTGTCGGCCAACTCATAGACCATGTCCTTGTTGCTCTTGAGTTGGCCGCTGGCGTCCTTCGTCTTCACGCCCAGTTTCTCGAACGCCTCGTTGCCGTCCACGATCTGCTTGGACAGCTTCGACATCGTCGATTCCAGGGAACCGGCCTCCATCCCCCCTTTCTTGAATGCGAGCTCCATGCCGGCAAGGTCACCGATCGCAATGCCGGTCTTCTGAGACAGGTCGCTCGCGGCATCGGTTGCGTCGATCGCGCCCTTGATCCAACCGGTGAACGCTGCGATGGACAGCGAGGCCCCGACAGCTCCCAGCACCTTGCCGATGACGCCACCAGCCTTTGAGACGTTATCCAAGGCGCTGACAGCCTCGGTACGGAACCGTTGGAATCCCGCGATAGCGCGGTCAGGATCCGCTGTGATGATTACTCGGGAATCGGTCATTTCTTCTTTTCTCTCCACGCGTCCAGGGTCGCGCGCTCCATTACCTGAACCTCAGAAAACAGCCT